TAAGCATTTATTTGAAACAGAGAAAAAAGAATCGAAAATAAGTATTAAATTTGTAAAATACGACAATCGTGGAATTAGAAGCGAAATACTAAAATAATGGAGAAATTATCAGTTTCAATTTATCAATCACCCTTTCCAAACCAAATGGCTAGTGATGAAGAAAAGGCTACATTTGATTATGGTTTGAAAGTTGCAAAGTCAATTGAGGGTGAGTGGTTTAAACGTAAAGCTAATACATGTCGGTTCTATGATCAATGGGGTGAATACCATCGTTTAAGATTATATGCAAGAGGTGAACAACCTATTCAAAAATATAAAGATGAGTTATCGGTAAATGGAGATATGTCTATGTTAAATCTAGACTGGACTCCAATTCCTATTATTCCAAAATTCGTTGACATTGTTGTTAATGGAATGAATGACCGACTTTTTACAATAAAGGCTGAGGCTCAAGATGTTATGTCTGCTGAAAAGAAAAACATATTCCAAGATATGATTGAAGCAGATATGGTTGCAAAGGATTTCTTGCAGATGACAAAGGATCAGTTTGGAATTGATGCATTTAATGTAAATCCAGACGAGTTACCTGAGAATGATGAAGAGTTGTCATTATATATGCAAATGAAATATAAGCCATCTATTGAGATTGCTGAAGAGGTTGCTATTGATACAATTCTTAAAATGAATGAGTACCCTAAACTTAAAAAGTTAATTGATTACGATTTAACTGTTTTGGGTAAAGCTATTGTAAGACATACATTTTTAGTTAACGATGGATTGAAAGTTGATTATGTAGACCCTGCCAATTTTATTCATAGCTATACAGAGGAGAATGACTTTTCTGATTGTTATTATTTCGGTGAAGTTAAGCAGGTTCATTACACTGAACTTTTAAAAATAAATCCAAATCTAACTGATGAACAATTAAGGGAGATTCGTAACGCTTCATCAGCTTGGTATAGTTATTTTCCAATTATACGTAATTATCAAGATGATGCTTTTTTAAATGAAGTTGTCACATTGCTTTATTTTAATTATAAGACCACTAAGAAATTTGTATGGAAGAAAAAAATTCTTGAGAATGGTGGTGAGCGAGTAATTAGAAAGAACGATACATTTAATCCTCCAGTAGAGGAAGGAATGATGTTTGAGAAAGTAGAGGCAGTTCGTGATGTTTGGTATGAAGGTATATTGGTAGGTGGTTCAAATATCCTATTGAAATGGGATATGATGAAGAATATGGTTAGGCCTAAGTCAGCTACTCAAAAAGCACTTCCTAACTATGTTATGTTTGCACCTAGAATGTATAAAGGAAATACTGAGTCATTAGTAAGACGCATGATTCCTTTTGCTGATCAGATACAACTTACTCACTTGAAGTTACAACAAGTAATGGCAAGGGTCGTTCCTGATGGTGTATTCATTGATGCTGATGGTATTAATGAGGTTGACCTTGGAACAGGAGCTGCATATAATCCAGAGGATGCATTAAAGTTATATTTCCAAACAGGTAGTGTTATTGGTAGGAGCTATACACAAGATGGTGATTTCAATAATGCTAGAGTTCCTATTCAAGAGTTAAATTCAAATAGTGGTCAATCTAAAATGTCTGCGTTGATAGCTAACTATAATCACTATCTAAATATGATACGTGATGTTACCGGTATAAATGAGGTTAGAGATGGTTCAACTCCTAGCCCTGATGCATTAGTAGGTGTTCAGAAATTAGCTGCATTGAATTCAAACACAGCTACACGACATATATTAGAAGGTGGGCTTAACATTACTAGGAAGTTAGCTGAATGTCTATCAATAAGAATTGCTGATATATTAGAGTATTCTGACTTTGCTGAAGAATTTGCAATGCAGATAGGTAAATATAATGTTGCTATTCTTGATGATGTAAAAGAACTATATCTTTTTAATTTTGGTATATTCATTGAGTTAGCACCAGATGAAGAGCAAAAGCAAATGTTGGAGGCAAATATTCAAGTATCATTGCAACAACAGACAATAGACTTAGAAGATGCTATTGATATTAGAATGGTTAATAATATCAAGTTAGCTAACGAGTTGCTTAAATTGAAAAGAAGAAAGAGAATAGAGCAGAAACAGAAGGAGCAAGAGATGCAATTCCAAATGCAGATGCAAAGTAACATTCAATCTCAACAAGCTGCTGCTGAATCTAAAGCACAATTAGTTCAACTTGAGGCTCAATCTAAAATACAATTGAGAGAGGCTGAAATGAATTTTGCAGTTCAACAAATGCAAGCAGAGGCAGCTATTAAAGCTCAGTTAATGGATAGAGAGTTCCAATACAATATGCAGTTAAAAGGTATTGAGACTGATAACTTAATGAAGCGTGAAGAGAAAAAAGAAGAAGCTAAAGACAAGCGAGTTGATCTTCAAGCCACAAGACAATCTGAGTTAATAAACCAAAGAAAAAATAATTTACCACCAATGAATTTTGAAAGTACTGAAGATTCATTAGATGGTTTTGATTTAGAATCATTTAACCCTAAATAGTATGAGAAATAGTAAATTAAAGGTAAAACCTTACGGAAGTCTTGTTGCATCACCAACTAGTGGATATGATGCAAGTGTTGGTGCAACTGTATCTAAAGGCCCATTATCAGTATCTGTAACTGAATCAAAAGGTTCTGATTATCCAGCAGAAATGAATGTAGATGTTAACATGTCATTTCCAATAACCAAAAGGGTTAAGTCAAAATATAAATTATAGTTTGGCATATATAGAACACAACTTCTTTCCTTTGAAGGTATTCGTAAGGAATGAATATATGTACCAATTTAAAAAAGGTCATGGAGAATTTACTGAAGGGGTAATTATTTCTGTAAGGTGTATGCCTGGACAAGCAGCATTGTTTCAAGTACTGCTTGATAATGGTGTTATGAGAGATAAGCTTCCTAGTCATGCATTATTGACTGAAGCTGAGTTACCTGACCCAGACTTACCATTTCACTACTTACAGATATGGAATTGTTTTAGCTATCGTTTTACACTAACGCAACTATCTTATGTGTATGATACAAATGTTGATGTGTACATGAAAGATAGGAAATGGTATAGTGGAAATTATTACGCTACAATTAATTGGGGTTCAAACGATATAAATACTGATATAACATTAGCTGAAGATCCACTAGAGCATAAGTCACATCACATTATACTGCTTGAAAATGGTCAGATAGCATTACAGCCAAATAATAGAATACGTTGGTCTGAACCATCATTTGTTACAAAAGAGTTTCCGTCTAAGCCTGACTACTTAGTTAACAAAGATTGGTTTAATTGTGAGGGTTATGACAAGTGGCATACTGAGGATTCAGATGTTATGTTTTATGATAATGTAGATGCAGATTAATCGGATTTTTTCTGATTATTTGCATGAATTTTTCCAAATTTGGCAACTGAATAAAGCTCAATATATTAGCTATTTGAGCCATATTTATATGTTTTTGCATATTATATTAGCTACAATTGGTGTTTTATATGTAATAAAATATAATTATTATCTTTGTAAAAAAATAAATTAAATCAAATGGAAGGTGAATTTAAAGTAAGAGTAGTAGACTTCGAAGAAAAGTCTGTTGCTGAAGTAGAAGAGCAGTTGCTAAAAGAGCACGAAGAAAAGACAGGAATGGCTTCTATAGAAGAAGCACCTGTTGAAAAGGTGGTTATTGAAGACACTCCACCAATAGTTGAAAATCAAGAGATTGATATAGACGACAATAAAGTTCTTTCATATATTGGAAAAAGATATAACAAAGAGATTAGCAATCTTGATGAATTATTTGAACAACGTTCAAGTAATGATGATTTAGACCCAGAGGTTGCTACCTATTTGAAATACAAAAAAGAGACTGGTCGTGGAATCGAGGATTTTATGAGATTAAATAAAGACTATGATTCAATGGACCAAGACCAATTGCTATTTGAATATCGTAAAAATCAAGACAAAGAACTTGATATGGATGATATTAAGTTCGATCTTGAAAATCAGTTTGGATATGATTCAGACTTTGATGACGAGAAAGAGATTAAGAAAAAGCAATTGGCTAAGAAAAAAGAACTCACTAAAGCTAAGGAATATTTCAACAGCTTAAAAGAACAGTACAAAGTTCCTCTTGAGTCAAGAGAATCTTTTGTTCCGCAAGAAGAGAAAGAAAACTATGAAGCTTATAAGAGTTATAGACAAGCTACGACTCAAGCGGAGGAAGAGCAAGCAAAAAGGTCAAAGTATTTCACTGACAAAACTTCTGAGTTGTTCTCTGAAAGGTTCGAAGGTTTCGGATTTAATTTAGATGACAATAATAAAGTAGTTTATAAGCCAGCTGAATCACCTGACTTACTAAAGGATCAATCAAATCTTCAGAACTTTGTATCAAGGTTTTTGAATGACGAAGGTTATCTAAAGGATGCTGAATCTTTCCATCGTGCTATTGCAGTGGCTTCGAACCCAGAGAAGTTTGCCAAGTTCTTCTATGAGAAAGGAATGGCAGATGCGGTTGGCAATGTTGCTAAAGAGTCTAAGAATATAGATATGACTCGACAAGCTACACAGGTCACACCAGCTCCAGGTTTCAAAGTTACAGCTATAGATGATGAACGTGGCAATAGATTAGTAATTAGAAACAAAAACAAAAACTAAAAAAAATGGCTGGTACATTACAAGCGAGTCCTGGTGTTGCAATTACACCTAGCTCAGTGAAGGCAGCATTGCCTACAAACTACATCACTAACTTTAATTTCTTGAATCAGTATCTTCCTGATACTTATGAGCAAGAATTTGAGCGTTATGGTAACCGATCTATCGCATCTTTCTTGCGTATGGTTGGTGCTGAACTTCCTACTAACTCTGACTTAATCAAATGGGCGGAGCAAGGACGTTTACATACAAAGTATACAAATGTTATTCCATCGTCAGCAGCTGGTTCAGATACAGCTACTTTTACAATGGCAACAACATCACCTCTTACTGTGTGTAACTTTAGAGTTAATCAAACTGTATTCCTTTCATCTCAAAGTGTAGCTGCTAACTCTGCAAAAGGAGTTATTAGTGCAGTTGCTTCTGATGGTTCTACATTTACAGTTAAGTTTTACAATGCATCTGGATCTCCATTTACTATTACTACTGAACTTGTAACTGTATTCGTTTATGGTTCTGAATTTGGTAAAGGAACAAGCGGTATGAGTGGTTCATTAGAGGCTGAAGATGTATTCTTTGATGTTAAACCTATTATCATTAAAGATAAGTATGTTGTATCAGGATCTGATATGGCTCAAATTGGATGGGTTGAAGTAACAACTGAGAACGGAGCTACAGGTTATTTGTGGTATATGAAATCAGAGCACGAAACTCGTCTACGTTTTGAAGATTATCTTGAAATGTCAATGGTAGAAGGTGTTCCTGCTGAAGCTACATCTGATGCATTAGCTTACTTGTCTCCAGCTACAGCTGCTGCTCCTGGTTCAGCTGCTGGTTCTACAGCTGCCGGTACTAAAGGTTTGTTCTACGAAATCGAAAACAGAGGAAATGTATGGGCTGGTGGTAATCCATCTGCTTTGGCTGACTTTGATACTATCGTACAACGTCTTGACAAGCAAGGAGCTATCGCTGAGAATGCATTGTTCTTGAATCGTCAGTTCTCTTTTGATATCGATGATATGTTGGCTGCTCAAAACTCTTACGGAGTTGGTGGTACATCTTACGGATTATTCGATAACAGCGAGCAAATGGCTTTGAATCTTGGATTTACAGGATTCCGTAGAGGTTATGAGTTCTACAAAACTGACTGGAAATATCTTAACGATGCTACTCTTCGTGGTGGTCTAGTTGGTGGAGCTGTAAACGGAGTATTAGTTCCTGCTGGTACAACTACAGTTTATGACCAAGTTCTTGGTAAAAACGCAAAACGTCCATTCTTACACGTTCGTTACCGAGCTTCTGAAGCTGAGAACAGACGTTACAAAACTTGGATGACTGGTTCTGCTGGTGGTGCTGCAACTAGCGATCTTGATGCAATGGAGGTTAACTTCTTGTCTGAAAGAGCTCTTTGTACACTTGGTGCA